CAAGATCTGGCCGCCTGTGAAGACCGAAGCGTTGGTGAGCGTGAACCCAGCCGTCTCGTTGCTGCGGTGGTCAAAGATGCCATCGTAGACGTTGAGCGTGGTGATCGTGCCGCTGCTTCGGTGATCAAAGAGGCCGTTGCTGTCAACTTCAGCCGTGGTGATCGCCGCCGATCCTTGCGTGCGGATCGTGCCGCCGAGCGCGCTGGCCGTGGTCGCCGTGGTGCTGGTCTGAATCGTGCCGCTCGAGCAGACCAGATCGGCAAGGCTGCCCACGCCAGACTCAATCACAATCGTGCCATCAATACGGCCGGTCATGTTGACGTCTTGCAGGCTGGCCGAACTTTCAATCGTGACGGTGCCGCCCAGTGAACTGGCATTGATCGTCGTGATGTCCGTGCTGGCGTTGCCTTTGAAGTTGAGGAAGTTGGTAGACAGGCTGCCGCCGGTCAGCCGCACCGTTGTCCAGGTGCCGGTGAGATAATGGCCACCAGCGCCAGCAGCGAACTCGAGCACCGGGCCGTCAAGATCAAGGTAGGTCGTAGACGATCCAAGCGTGCCGGTGAAGCCAGAGCCAACGCGGAACGTGATGCCAGTGAGGCCAGTGGCTGCTCCGTCGATGTTGTCGCTGGTGCTGTTGATGATCAGCGTGTCATCGTTGGATGGAGCGGTGCCGCCCCAGTTGTCACCGTCCGTGAATGTGGTGCCGTCACCGCCGCCGTTCCAAGTCAGTGTTGCCATTTTGTTTTGCCTTTCCGCATCCGCACGGTTTCTTGTTTATCGGCTTTGCAGCCTTGCGCCTTCGTTTCGGCTTCTTGATTTCAGGCTTCGGAATGAATGACCACAGCCGATTGAGCCATTCTTGACGCTTCGTACAGTTGCACAGCTTTGGCTTGATGTGTCTGGCTGGCGTTGTGTTGATCGTCAATGCCACCAGATCGCCAAGGCCGGTGAGACGGTCACGCTTTTGCATCATGCAATCAAGGCACATCTGGTCAGAAGCCGGACGGTTGAGCAAGCATGATTTCTCTTTGAGATAGCAGCACATCACGGAAAGTTTAGTTGAGGCTCGCCGATGGTTCTGGGTGTACCGACTCCACCATCCAAAAAATTGTCAGTTATTTCTGGCCCTAATGGGTCTGTTGGCTCAGCCCATCCATATGTCCCGGTTTTCCAAACTCCGCCTGCATATCCTTGAACAGAACCACTAGCGCACAAAGAATCAATGTTGCCGTTGTTGACGATAATGGCATTGGCCTCGTCGCAGTCGCACAACCAAGGAGGTCCAAATTTAGGAAGACTTGAATTTCCAGACCACAGATACGGAAGAGGCCCGGAACCTGGGTCTGGATTAGAAGGCGGGTTTGGATCCAGATCAACACCAGCCGGAAAGCCAGTGCCAAAGTCAAGACCACCTCTGATGCTGGTGCTTTGCTCAATGCGCACAGCCGCAGTGCCCGAGAACGTCACATAGTCAAAGCCTTCAAAGTCGTCACTGCCAACATCAGACAGACAGAAGCTGTATAAGTGTTCAAGAGGATCCAAGCTTCCAACATTGACCCAGATACCTTGCACAAATAGCCTGTTCCTATATGGGTGGTTTTCTTCGACTGTTCTTTCAGTGAACCCAAATACATCTGAGTTTCCCGCTGAACCATAGCCAACATAATCAGGAAGATTCTGAGCGCCGTGGCACAGCTCTTCCGAATCACACTCTGGCTCACCACTGGGTTGGTCATCACAGGACACACCACTGCTTGCCGGAAAGACCTGCGTAGGATCATTTATGGGTGCATCCCAGCCTTGATTTGGGCACGTCAATCTAGCTTCTGGTTGGAAAGGTAATACGCTTCCAGGTGGATTTGGTTTCAAAGTGCGGTACGCCAAATACTGTCGAGAAGGTACGGAACCACCAGGACAGGTTATATCATCGCAGCCGCTCATTGAACTCTCAACCGCGCTATATGATCCTGAAGAAACGACTAGTCCAACTTGGTCTGGGTAATAATCTTTGTAATCGTAGAGGATGAAGTATTCATCTGGGTTGCTTAGGTCAAACACAAAGCCGCCCACTGTTTTGTTTGGGATGCAATGCAAGGCCGGGCTGTATTCGTTTGGGATCAGATCCAACTCTCGGAAAGGCTGATCACTGCTGAAGATGTGGACGCCTTGCTGTTTGATTGTTTCAGAATTTTCTACGCCAGCGCTTCGCCGAAAGACTGCTCGGTAGTCATCTCGAGCCAGCCATTCTTCCTCTGTCAGATATTCCTCAGACGCCAGCGTGAAGCAATTGCGGTGCCACATAGACATGGCAATGCTTTTGTCAATGTTTCCAATCACTGGAGTACCAAGCATTTTTGGCTCGAGTGATCCGGTGTATGCAGTACCTAGAAAATATGAAGGCGCCACAGTCTTGTTGTCGCCGGGTCTTGTGATTCCAATGCGAGTGATCTCCGGCGATTGGCCGCTGGTCCTGCCCAAGTCAGTCATAAACTGTGTTGTGGTGTCTCCGATGCGTATCACTCGTTCATCATCAGAGTCAGCAAACGTCTGAATCACTACAACGTCTTGACTATCAGGATCGCACGTTCCTTGGTATCTAATCCAGAAGGAAATACTTGGCGGCGCAAACTCGCCTTGGTGCGCCATGAACTTGTCTGGAAACATGACGGGCTGAATCTGCACGTACCTATATCCGGGCGTGCAGAAAGTAGAGCAGCAGCAGCGGCGGTGGTTGCTCATATTTGAGAACAGGTGCCGTCCATCATTGGCGTGGCGCTGAACGCCATAATCACATATGGGTCATCGGGTCGCTCTGCTCGATCTGTGATGAAATATTCCATCGCCCAAGTCTCAATCGTCACTGGCCACATGCGAACAATTGGTGGCTGGATCTGTTGGAATGGTGCAATGTAGTACTCGCCATCTCCCACCGCAAGGTTGCCATTCAAGTCGTTGATTTCGTCGGTGGAGTTGATGTACGGCATATTGCGAAACAACTTTCCATCTTCACGCAGAGCTCGCATGTTCATGCCAAGGTACGTAAACACCTCATCTTTAGTGTCATCAACTTCGCACATGTTGTAGGCCGGCACAAAGTTGTCGTCTTCTGGATCGAGCCCAGATCCTACTCCAGCCAAGCCTTTCCACATGTACTCGTATGCGCGGACCAGAGGCTTTGAACTATTGTCTGGTACGTCTGGATTTGGGTTGAGATATTTGAACCCAATGATCTCGGCCCAGATTGACGGTGACCGAACGGCAATAGAGTTGTCAGGCGGCTCGACACCGGCCTCGTATGCTTGAATCGCTGCGCCCATTCGACTGAATAGATCAGGCGAGAATTGGTTCAAGCCTTCCGTGATGCGTGGTATAGACGTCATCCGATATCAATCCCAAGACCATTGAAGCTCACAAGCAATGGGAATGGCTGGAACCATTTCACCGGGAACGCTCGCTGGTAGTAATCGCTGTTGGCGTTGGTGCTGTATTGAATACCAAAGTCATACCCATCGCCGGGCGTCACAAATTGCTGCTGGTGAAAGTCATCGTCATAGCCAATAGAGTGCGTGACTTCATACAACTGCCGGTAATCATCGTCCAAGAGCCGACGCGACGTAGCGCCCAGGTATCTCAGTTTGCCTTCTGCTGCTCCTAAAAAATAGCCTTTGTTTCTCTTGCCAACAAAGTCTTTGACGCGAGTGAGGTAGTTGTACGATTGTTGAGTGTTCACCGCGACACGCATGGTCACGTCAAGCAAGGCGATCGTCTTGAAAGTAGAGGTCAGGAGTTGACCTTTGTGATCAACCGGCTTGCCGCCGATGTCGCCAGTCGCTTCTGGGTTTATGCCTTGGCCGGGTGCAGGAACACGGAACACCTTCGTCGGCACTTGTTGGAATCTCAGGTTGACGGCTTGCCGAAAATCTTGGCCGCCGTCTCCAATATCTGGGCCGCCAGGATCAATGACTTCAGGAGATTGATAGGTGTAGGTGATCCGATAGACGCCATCGTTGTCGGGCTCTCGCACGGCGTTGTATCGCACGCAAGTGAGCAGAGAGTTGTCTGGGTGTGGATCGCCGAGAGCAATGCCAACTTCGGCCAAAGCCTCAAACTCGTTGGCAATTCCTTCTTGTTGATCAGACGGATCACTGATCACCGTGAAGGTGCGTCGTGCTGACGTCAACTGGGCCAGCAGGTCCGACTCAATGCCGCCAGTGTTCTTGTCTTCAAATGCCGAGTTTGCCATTAGGTGAATGCCCGTGATGTGCCGCCGCCGACGGTCTGCAATTTGTTGATTCCGCTACGAATGTCTCGCAGCAGTGTATTCCGATCAGAGTCTTGGATGAAGATATCCTGCAAGATATTGGCCACGGAATCCTCAGCCGTCTGCACCGTGCCGGTCAGTGCAGCCAGGTCAATGTCTGGCGTCTGCAATGGTCCAACGTCAGGAGCCTGCACCGGGATGGTTGGGACTTGGGCAGCATCAGCAGCAGGCAGCTTGCGGATGAACACCGATTCGCCGAAGCCGGTCGCAAAGGTCTGATCAGTGATCGCCAGCTGCTTCTTCTTCTCTTCGGTGATCTTCTTCTCGCCAGCAAGCACGGCCGCAACTCGAGCACGCTCAGTGCGGTCCAACTCTGCTAAGGCATCAGCCAGCACGTCCTCAGAAATCTTGGCCAGTCCGATGCCTTCGTTGCGTCCTTCTCTAAATTTCTTTTCTAACTCCTCACGCTTCTTGGCAAACTCTTCTCGCACCTTGCCAAGTTCACGCTCTTGCTCCAATTGATCACCAAGTGCTGTGCCTTTGTTCTGCTGGATGCGTAGATCCAACTCAGCGGCGTCGGCCTGCTTCTTCAGCTCCTCTGTGATTCCTCTGAACTCTTCTCTTTGAATTGCAGCCAGACGGTCAATGACTTTCTGCTTCACGTTGATCTTGTCAAACTGGTCTTCAACCTCTTTGAGCTTGTCAAGCAGATTCTGCGCTTCTGTTTCGTTGAGTGTCTCGGCAAGCTCTCGGGCCTTTTGTAAAGAGGCTTCAAACTGATCGGTGATCTGCTTGGTCAATGCCTCATAAGGCTTGAGACTTTCTAGGCCCGTCTCGTCAAATCGCAGGTTTGCAATGTCTTGAAGAGTTGATTGCAGGTCAGAAAGGTCTTGATCGGCAAGCTCCTTATTCTGTTCTTGGATAGTTTTAAGCTCTTCGCGTCTGATGTTCAAGACGTCATTGGTCGCGATCTGCAGTTCTTCCTGCTCGGCTTTCAACGTTTTGAGTGTGTCGACTAGATCATTGTAGATCTGCTCCTGTTTGCGGCCTTCTTCTGTATCTTCAAAACGGAAGGTTCCGCCATCCGCGGTTTCGAATTGCTTGAGCTGCTTTTCAATCCCACGGATTTGCTCTTCGATGGTCAGGAGTGCGTCTTCTGCTTGACGTTGCAGCGGATCAAATCCCATCTGGAACATCTCAAGCTCGGATGCACTGTTTTCCATTTGAAAGGCCAGCGCTTGAAAGTCTTCAGTTGTCCGTCTCACCGATCGAATCTTGTCAAGATTCTCGATGGCTTTCTCGAGTGCATAGACCTCAAGTTTGGCCTCTCGCACTGGATCATCCAGCAGGCCAAAGGCAATACCAAGATCATCTACAAACTTTGTCAGCTGACCAATCAGCGGCAGGCTGCTGGTCAACTCCACATAGTCACGCTGGAACTTTGCAAACTCGTCGCTCAGAGCGCCAGTGTTCCGCTTGGCGTCAACCATCGACTTGGCCAAGCCACTGAGAATTGCAACACCAGCACCAAGACCAGCCAAGACGCCGAGCACCTTGCTGAGCTTGGCTTGGAATTGCTCGACCTGAACCGCTGCTCCTTGGAACGATCCGCCAGTCTTCTCGCCAGCCTTCTCGGCCGATCGGCTCATCTTGTCCAGGTCTTGCGTGGTCTCGCCGACCTTCTGCTCCGCCTTGCTCAAGCCATTCTCCAGCTTGGTCAGATCAGCATCGATCGAGACAGTCAGAGCACCAGCAGAAAGATCAGCCATACATTCGCCTCATATTCTCTTCGACAGACTCGCGGTGGCTTTTCGCGCGAGGCTCGCCGAATGACAGCAGCTTCGGAATCTGCTCGAGCAGGCCATTCCACTCGGGCAACGTGAGGTATATCGGCTCTCCAACGCCCGGAAAGTAATGCGCCAGCAGTGCCCGCTCTCGCATCCATTCGCGCTTGTCGGGCAGTGCTGGCTGTCTTACCGATCGTCTGGCTTGATCTCCTCGATCTCGTCATCGACCTCATCGGCCTCGTCCTCTTGCTCGCTCTCGGCGAACGGATCAGGCAGGCCGCAGATCATTGTGGAGGCCAGCACCAACTCTTTGAGGTCTTCGCAGTCATCAAGCAGAGCCGTGTCGTGGCCTGACTTCTGCAAGGCTTCACGGCAGATGATCTGGGCGCCGTCCATGAAGTACGCCGCACGCAGCACCTCGAGCCCGTTCTCCCACTTGGCCCGCAGCTCGTTGACCTTGGCCAACTTGGCCTCAGCGTCCAGGCCGATGGCGTTCAGGTCATCGACCAGGCGATCTCGTCGCACGCGGTACACCAGCTCGCCAACGCGGTGGATATCAGACACGGAAAAGCGGCCAACCGTGAATGATTGGCCGCTCAACTTCACCTCTACATCTTTGATCATTTTAGCCTCTCAGGTCTTGCGGAGGCTGTGGCTTGAAGCCTTCCTCCATCCATTGCTTTCTGGTCTTGGTCTCGATACTCACCAGCCGGTCAGGATCGTCAACCAAATAATACAACTTCATGGCACTGAGTTGGGCTTTTTCGATGGTGTGGTTGGGAGTGGAGGCGCAGCGCTTCGTGATCAGCTTGCCGGTCTTGCGGCCTTTGAAGGTGAGAACTGTGACTAGATCTTGCAGCGTCCGTGCTGGTCTCATTATGCCTCATCCCATGTGATGGATATATCGCCCGTGGTTTCGCCAGAGATGGTCATTGTAGCCTCGCCAGCGTTGGACGATGTTGGTGCCGCTGACGCAATGACAACGGCACAGGACCACAGCGAATCATCAGCTGATCCGGTGCGATCTGCTGCATATCCAATGAACGCGGTACCGGTCGCGCTCATGGCGATATTGGAATCAGTCGGTGCTGCTGGGTCATCCGCATGCGGCATTGGGCTGGTGTTGCTTGAGCCGTCTTGGATCACGCCCGTCGCGGTGAACGATCCAGACATGAGCCCGCCACGCTTGGCCGCAAAGGTATCACCAAATGCCGACGTATCCGTGACCACGTTGCTCAAGGTCATAGACCATGAGGTGAATTTCAGGCCATATCCTGTGACCACACAGTTGCCGTCAGAACCTACGATTCTGGCCATGTGGCACCGCCTTTAGGCTTCTGCCCAGGTGATCGTGATTGCACCAGTGAATTCACCATCAAGAGTTGCAGTTGCTTCACCAGCATTGGTGACAGTTGGCGAGAAGTTGGCGATTACAGCAGAGCCTTCCCACAAAGAGCTTGTGCTATTTGCTTGCAGATCGACGTCAACACCAGTGGCAGCCAGGGCAATGTCGCCTGCTGAATCCGGCATTGGGTCGGCATTGCCTCCACTGCCACCATCTTGCAACACGCCGCCAGCAGAGAAGGTGCCAGACATCAGGCCGCCACGCTTCTGGGCGAAGGTGTCGCCAAATGCTGAGGTATCCGTGACCACTTGCGAGAAGGTCGCAGACCACGTGGTGAATTTGAGGTTGTAGCCGTCAACGGTGCAACCGCCGTCTGATCCTACGATTCGTGCCATTCAGTATTCCTTAGGCCATGAGGCCCGTTTGAACAATCCATTCTGAGCGGATACGCACCGCATCATCTTCAACAGTCCTGACGCCTTGGATCAAACAGCGAACCAAGCCGTCATCATTATTGGGAACCGTGATCGTCTGGCGGTCAAGCAGCGTGAAAAGCGCCGTGTTGATCGCTCCTGCCGCAGACATGCCTGCACGCTTCCTGCCGTAGATATCGACCTGAAACGTATAGTCCTTGACTGACGAACCATCGAAAGTGTCGGCATACGGCGAGGTGATCAGCGAGAACACAGCCAGAGGCAAGGCCGCATTGGTCGGGCCTTCAAGCTCGTAGATCCGGCCGCTTACGCGGTCGTAGAACGATCCAGAGGTCTGATCGCTGATCAGCTGGTCGTAGAATGCTTTCACGACGTCCTGGCTCATCGCATGTACCTCCGGAAAGAGGCGAAGACTTTCTTCTGGAAAAGCTCGGCAAGCTCGGTCTTGCTGTTGACCAGAGTAGGCCGCAGGAATGGGCGCGGTGCATTTCTCCGGCTGCCGTACTCCAGAGGCGGAGCGTACACCGCATTGGTGCCCACACGTGCCTTAGGCTTGTCAGTCTTGAGTTGAGATTCATCCACTTTGATAGACCGAATGAGATTGCCGGTGTAGTTGAATGGTGGCTTGCCCGGTGGAGAGCCGCCAACCCAAGTTTTGTAAGTTGAGCCTTTGCGGCCTTTTGAAGTGTTCCGCGTTCGTGTACGTGTCCCGATGCTACTTCCTTGATTGCAGGCGTTTTTGATATTCGTCTGGAGCCTTTTAGCGGACACGTCAATGCCGTCACGCACAGCGTTGAGCGCCGCCGTGCGGATCTTGGCTTTGAAGAATTCACCTTTGGCGCTCATGCGGTATCGTCGCTTTCGTCCTCGACACAATCCGCGATCACGTGGCCCATGTGATAGCCAGAATACGCGAACGTGCCAGGATCAAGAATACCAACCACACGCAGGCGCTTGGAGTTGAAGACCAGAATATCGTCAGCCTGCAGATCCACGCCGGGCTTCAGATACACCTTGTGCGTAATCACCATCTCCTCGCGGCCATACTGCACAGGCTCAGAAGCTGACTGAGGCTGCACGAATCCCACAGCAAAGTTGGAAGAGGTCAGCAGAGTCCTCGTCGGAAAGCCAGTCGCATCCACGAACACCGCAGGCCGCTCACGGTCCAGGCTGATGCCATGCGTGTCAATCAGTGTCTCAACGCTCACGACTTCCGATCCACATACTGGGCCAAGAGTGCAGCCACCTCGCCGTTGGCCGCGATCGGGTCTTGCGATCGGCTGTATGAGTACGATCCAATCGACTCGCTGGCGAGCGTGTTGTTCTGCTTGCGGTCGTTGTATGCGTACTGCACCAGCTTGATACAGGCTTGGGCCAAGTCTGCTGGGATCTCTGTCAAGCCGTCATAGCCTGCAGTGTAGTCCACGCGAATGCCGGCAAAGGTGTGCGGCATCGGCAAGCCAGCGTCAGTGCGACGGCCATAGAAGATCATGTCAGCCGAATCCACAAACTCCAGCGTGGCCCGGTCATCATGGATGCGGTACGGAATATCATCGCGGTCTGGGAAGTAGATCTGGGCAGAATTGAGCATGACGTTCACGCCGCCCATTCTGAACAGATCCTCGCTCAGACAGTCGGTGCCAAGCGTGGCACTGAAGCCATCCTGCGAATTGATCCGAGATACCAAGCCCGCAGCAGTCTCATTGCCAGCCGCAGTGAATTGGAAATGTGTTTGAGTCCTGGTGCCCGCTGAATCGTGCCGAGTCAGTTGGATGCGGTCATCTTGCACCTCGATCACAGCCCGCAGATCGGTGGCCGTGTCGCTCGTCACCGTGAACGCCAACTTGTTGCCGATGGCCACACGGGTCACAGCCGAGACTGGGAAGTTGCGAAGCCGAAGCCGACGCTGGCCGCTGCCGTTGTAGGCTTCTCGGTAGGTCTGCTGGCGAAAATTGCGGTCGCAGTAATTCTCGATGCGGGTTGATTCCGCATTGATCAAACGCTCGAGCAGAGCATCATCAGTCGAGCTGGTGATGCCCATGTACGTTTTGGTGTCAGCGAGACTGACCAGAGCGTTGTCTGCGAGTGCCATGACTTACAAGAACACCCGCAGATCAACGCCTGCTTCTGTGGCATTGCCAGGAGCGTTGCCTTTTCGGTAGACGTGGCCAATGACGCTCTTGAATCTGCTGTTCGATCCAGAAGAGCTAGTCACCTTGATATATCGCCGCTTGCCTTTCAGATCCACCAAGAAGAGAGCAGTGGTATCAGTGGCCGAGCTGGACGTGCTGGTGGCTGGATACAAGGTTGCATCGTTTGCCGCCACCGTGTCGCCTTCGGTAATCGTGACTTCTTGATCGTCAGATGGTGCCTCGGTCACACACGTGATAACCAGAAAAGACGCACCAGCGCAATCGAACACAGCCGACACATCGTTTGTGCCTCCTGCAATGTCCGAACCTACGAACTCCAAATCCTGTGAGCGAATCATCGTTGTCTCCTGTTGGGAATGGGTCTGGCCGCCTTTCGACGGCCAGCCCGTGTTGGGTCTTAGATCACACAATGACGCGAGCGGTCATGCTCGCAGCAGTTGCAGTGATCGGAGCCTCGGAATTCCGTGCAAGGAAAGCCGAGACCGAGCAATCAGCAGCCTCACCGGGATCAGCCACGACGGTGATGTAGCGCTTGCGACCACGGAGGTCAACAAAGAAGTACGCTTCATCTTCGCCGGAGGCTGGCGTGGTGATGGATGCGGTAGCTCCGCTGATGTCTGCTTGGCCGGAGCCGGAGGCATCAGATTCTTGGAGCTTGCAGTTGTCGAAAGCAACATCAGCGCCACCAGAGCCGAACACTTGCACGACCAGGTATGAGGCATTGTTGGTGTCGATCTCGAATCCTGCATCCGATCCATCGGTGGTGAGGTTGTAATCAGCGTGAACGATGTTTTGTACATTGATCATGGGAACACCTCAGGAAGTTGTAGCCAGTTTCACAACGGCACCAGCGTTGGACGAATCGCCGACGTCGTGAGCCACGATATCGAATCGGGTGGTTCCGCGAACGCCGATTTGGTCGCTCTCGAAGTACCGATCCTCAGACACAGCCACCTCGGTTGGTCGACGGTCGCCCATCGTGCAGCCAAGGTCAAGCGCGCCGAAGTAGGCGTACGTGGTGTTGTTGGCGTCAGCCTTTGCGATCACATCGCACAACACGACCTCGTATCCGAAGAGCTGACGCTGGGTGACACCTGCGGCCAAGGTAGCCGGAGTGTTGCCACCAGCACTGGCCAAAATATCAAGCACGACGCTGTGGTAGAACTGGGTGCTCATGTACCACTTAGGAGTGGAACGGGTGAACACGTACTCAGGAGCCAAGCCCACGGTAGCGGTCAGGTCTTCAATGTCAATGTTGGCCCAACCAGCACCACCGTCACGAACGCCAGCGCTGCCGATTGCGTTGTCGAGGCCGACAATGCCGCCGTAGGTGCTGGTGCCATCACCGTTGAAGCCAGCCTCATCTTCCTTGTTGGCGAACGCATAGGCGATCTCGCCGGAGATGTAGTCACCGAGATTGACGATGGCATCTTCGGCCAGCTCGCGGCTGTACCGGGTCAGCACGCCAAACTTCTTGGCGACCAGGTTGACTTGATCAAAGGTGTTGTCCGACTCGGTGACGCTTGCGCCTTCACCAACAGAGTACGCGGTGAGGCCACCGGCACGACGGTTGATCAAGAGGCTGTCACGGCTCATGTTGAGCACGCGAGTGTTTGCACGGAACTTGCCGAACTCGGCACGCAGGTCGATGATCGCTTGATCCAGCTCTTCAGGAACCAAGAA